CCCATACGAATTTAGTTTCGTCAGGTTTAATGTCATTTACAGATTGAGGTACTGCACCTGCCATGTTCGCAGTTGTATATCCGTTCTCAATTCTATCCATTTCATAAACAGGCAAACGTTTCCACCCCATGACACCATTCTTCATGTCAACATTAAGTAGCATAAAATCATTGCCATATTTACATGTTGCACGAGTAATCATTGGTAATGTTAAGTGGATGTTCAATCTATTAACAAATAGGTCTTCTAGAATTGATTTTACTCTTTTTGATTTCGAGTAGATGTTAAGCATTTTGCCTTCTGAATTAAGTGGGCAAGCCTCTTCTGACATAATGTCGAGGGCAGCACCAATTTCAGGCGTTCCATCCATAAGGTCTGCATCACGATACATTAGTTTGACTGCAGTATATCCTGCCAAACTTTCCATCGTGGTGTCTGCACCTGCTTTAGCCCATTGATAAGAAAGCAATTTTTGCTGTTTAAATTGTGTTAGTTTTCTTTCGTATTCTTCTTTATCGTTGGTTGAAAATAGTACCTGATTACCAGGTATGACAGCGTTTCCTCTTGTAATGTTAGGTGAGACGCTGTTTGAACCAAACAAAATGTTATTTAGATTTTGAAATATTGTATTCTTAGCCATTGTTCAATGTTTTACTTTAATATAATGGTTAAAGTTATAAAAATAAACTCTTTATACATATATAAATAGTTTAAAATAAATTAAATGGTGGAATATTGACATTTTACAAAAAGTTACTTATATTATTAGTAAAAAGTAAAAAATGAGTGGATGGGTCACAGTTAGAACTGATGAAGTGTCAGAAGTAAACACTTCAAGTTACAGTAATTTTAAGAACGTTTATGAAAAGTACATGATGTTTGACAAAGAAACATTAGCCAAGTTATTGGCATTACATGAAATAGAAAAAGATTTTGAGAAGAAAGATTCTGTGAAATTATGTGTAGAAGGTACCAAGTATAAAGCGATTGATGGTAATGATGGTACAGAACTTTCGTGCAATTGCAAATGTAAAAACGTATTAAATGAGTCAAGAGTTTTTAATAGACATGAGGAATAAGAAAAAGCACATCTAAACTGATGTGCTTTTTGTTTTTATAGATATGGCTTATCGTAGCCTCTTTTTTCTCTCATATCGTCATATAAGATTTTATGAAGTTTGTATTTGTATCTGTTCAATATTCTTGTATAGTGATTTATACATGATTTCTTCATTGCAATAAAGTCATGTGGGGATAAATTATTCAAATCTTCCCATTTTTTATTGAAGTCGATACCTTCTTTTTTGTGGTTTTTATAATAATATTGTCCAAGTTTTAAATAATGTGATACACCTTGGCCGAACACGTGATAAAGAAATGCGTTATCCTCTTCCATTCTATCAATACATTGTTGCATTGTTTTAAGATTTACAATTTTCTCTACACGTTCATTATCGAAAGCATCTCTTCCCCATATGGTGCTTATTTCAGGGTTATTTTTTAAAAATGACATAAACTCTGAAACTCTTGCTGATAATTCTGTTTCTTGGAACAGGTAATGTGTAACGTTTATGAGCCATTCTGTCTCTTTGTCATGGTCGTATCGCTGGGTTACGTTTCCAGATTCTCCTTGTGGTTTAAGTGCATCTCTAATGAAATGTGTTAGTTCGTGTGCTATAGTGCCTTGCAAACGTTGAAGGTCAGTGTCTTTTGTTATTCTTGGTACTGTTATACGTTTATCTTTAAGGTTATAGTTTCCTCCTGCAACTGCGTTATCTAATGTAGAAGGAATTTTATCACTAAACTCCATTGTCAGTGGAGGTAAATTACCATCGTTGTATTTATGACAATATTTCTTAATAACAGACATAGGAACCACATAGAGTGTTTCTTGTGGTTTCAACAATGCTCTGTCGATAATATAGTCAGCAAGTTTGATAACATCATTATCGATTGCACCGTGTGCTTCTGTGATTATTTCAAAAATTATTTCGCTCATTTCCAATTATTTTCTTTATAACATTCAAAACAACCTTCTCCCTGTAGGTGATGATAAACAGATGTATAAAAAATTCCGTGTCTGTGACAACGAATCATTATATTTCCCTCAACGTTCTCATTTAATGATGGGTATTCATACATTTTATTATGAATTTCATTTGCCTTTGATAAGAATTCATTCTTTTCCATATTAAATAAGATATATGCTTAACGGTATGTTTTTCTGAACATTTATTGTTGATTCCATCAATTTGGCCTGTTCTTCCATGATTGCAGATGGTTTCATTCTCGCTAATCTTTCCTCAAGGGATTTCATGGTGGCATCCCATTCCTCTTTACCTTGTTGATTGAGCATTTGGTAATCCATTGTCATTTCTGCCTGTGGAATGTTGACTTTACCACTGAATTTACCACGAATAAGACTTAATGTTTGTTTTGCTTTTGCAAGCAACAATTGTCTTATGATTGTTTTTGTTGGGTCGTTTAAGAATGCATAGTCTATTGTTGAAAGTTTAACTTGGTCAGGTGTTAATATTACATCTCCTGCGTTTGCTCGTACACATTCATCAATATCTTCTGCAGAAGCAGTGTCATAATATGTGTACCAAACTTCACATCCCACAAGGCCTAATCCACCTCCGACACCACCCATATAGCCAAATGATAGTTTACTACCAGGAGTTGACATTAAGTGTATAAGATGGGTTCCGTTTGGTCCTGCTGTAACCTTATATGTCAAATCACAACGAAGAAGTCTATTTTTGTATTGTAGGTCAGTTGCAAGATAAGCAACATCAGCAGCAGGTGCAGTATAAAATCCACCAACGGGACCATATGCACCACCACCAAGTTGGGCGTATCCACCGCCAAAACCTATGTCAATACCACCGTAATTAGCAAATAATGCTGCTTGTGATGTAGGTGGATTAACATACATAACTTTATTTATTGTTCTTCCAGAAGGAACCACATATACTTGTCGCCCTTTTTCGATTGTTATGAAGTCTTTTTTAAGTTCCCATGGGCCTTCCTGTTGTAAGCCAACTTCTTTTGAAAACCAATAGGAATAGTCCTTCATCATATCCAATGTTCTGACAGATAAAGCAAAAGCCATGTCGGTATTACTTACGTTTTTACCGTATAAAGTGGCCCATTGGTTTTCAACAAGCCAGTTATTAATTTTTTCACTATAATCCTCTATACAAGTATCTAACAAATCACACAACATATCATCTGTCAATTCAACAGAACGTATGGGGGCTCCTAAGGCCGTTCTAACCTTACGAAACAAATGTTTTATTTCATCAGTTATTCTTGTCATATATTGTTGTTTTTATTACATATAAATAGTTTTATATTTTACTTTAACACCCATCTATAACTATCAATTGTTGGGTTACCACTACTTTTTTGTAACATATTATTGTTATATATTGGCGAATATGTGGTTTGTGGCGTTGCATATATAGATGTTTGTCTTTGATAAGAGTAACTTTCCCTTATTGCTTTGGTGCTATTAATCCAAGCAGATAGAAATGCTTTGTCTCGTTCCATCGCTTTTTGTAAGTCACCCAAGTGGAATTGAACAACAAACATAATCATTGCAAGACATGTTAATGTATCGTCATGACATCCATCCTGATGGTCAATTCTTGCAGCCTCTCCTTTATAAATCCATGTATCCAATTCTGATATAACACGTTTAGAACGAATTTTTATCTGATTCGTTTTTATCATATTAGCAAAGAATGTTAACATTTGGAAACGAACAGAGTTATTATGGAAACCAGGGAGTTTTCCTTCATTTGTTAATTGTAATGATGAGGCGTTTCTTTGCATTGTAAATGTTTTCAAATGTGGGTCATCGTAAAATAGGTTTCTGTAACCTAAACGCATCATCATAAGAAGACAAGCATCACCAGTACCACCAATACAGTCAATTACAGTAAATGCGTCACCATACAACTTTCCATACCAATATGCGATTTCTCCTATATCGTCACCTGTACGTTTTCCATGATATTCTAATACTTGCTCAATGCAAGGTAAACCATTTTCATCAATACCATCAAGGTCGACAATTTCAAGAGCAGTTCTATCGGCAGCATCACCTCTACTACAGTCAATACCCATAACATATCTATGTCCTGGAATAGGTGGCTTCCATACCCATGTTTCTTCAAAATGGAACATGTCACCATCTTCACCTTTTTTAAGATGTGGTCTAACGTTAAGTGTTTCTTGCATTGTGATGAATTCAGGGTCAACAACGTTAGATGCTGAACCTAAGAACGATACGTCCAACTCCTGTGCAATCTTCTGTTCATCGTTGTTGAATTGTTGGCACATTTTAATATACCATGGGCTTCGAGGTTTCCATCCATCAGCAACCATGGATTCCCAATATTCTGGACGATATCTAATATCTCCTTTATCGTTAATTGTTTCTTCTGAAACAACATCTATTTCGCCTGTTTCAGGATTTTTCTTTGTCCACTGTAAAAACCTGTTATAACGAGGGTC